GGTGAGCAAGCGCGCAGAATCCGCGCAGTTATAGAGTTTTTTGCGCTCCGGAATATAGGAATACACCGAATAATCAAGGAGTTATAACTATGGTTAAAGTGGAAGAGCTTCTCGCTGCGGTGGTCAGGCCGGCGGCATGGTCGTGGATGCAGGGCCGCTATCTCCAGTCCGGTCCGATCTGCCAGGAGTGCTCCACGCCGATCACCGGCACCCGCGCCGTGGCCGCCTGGCACGAGCTGCGTAAAGTTTACTGCGCCAACTGCGGCAAGGAGTCCCGGCCCACCATCGGCACGCCGATCTATGGAACCAGTTGGCAGCCGGAAGAATTCGTCCAGTTGTTGTTGCTCGACCAGGCCGGCCGGACGTCCGCACAGATCTCCGCGGCCCTGGGTAAGTCAGTTGCCTGCGTACGCGACATGATGGATCGCATCCATTTATACCATCAGATTTCCGGAACCGCACCAACTGATCAGCAGGCTCTTACCGTAAAGGGATAAAAAGGGCGCGCCGCGGAGGGGGGAGGGGCTGGAAGGCTTTTTCTCTAAAATTGAAAACTTAACCAGGAGATGACTATGGAATTTTGTGCCGATAAAAACGACCTGCTCGCCGCCCTCGCCCGCGTCATTGGTGCCGTCGATAAACGGACTATGCTGCCGATCCTCAGCCACGTCCTGGTGACGTGCTTCCTGCGCAACGCACTCAGTATCACCGCGACCGACCTGGAGATTTTCGCCGAGGTCGACGCCCCAGCTGATATAATAAATAGCGGTGGCGAATTCTGCGTCCCTGCCGAAAAATTCAAAGCCGCGCTCGAGGCCGCTCCTGGTGAGCGTATTCGTTTTGATTTCAACGACAAAGACGCCCTGGTTATTACCAGTAAAGATTGTCGTTTTGTCCTCGCTACCATCCCGGCTGGAGAGTTTCCCCTTCTACCCAGAGCGGATGGTGATAATGCTGGTGGTTTCCAGCCCGGTATCTTCGGCCGCATCTTGAAAACCGTCGGTCACGCTGTAAGCCGTGACGTTTCAAGAGGCAACCTCGGCACCATCTGTCTATGTCATCCCATCGATGGCCGCATCACCGCCGTCGCAACCGATGGGAACCGTCTGTCCCTGGCTGGATTTGATAGTGATTACCCAGAGAGCTGCATCCCCGCCCTGTTGTTGCCAATTAAAACTATACGTTTGCTCGCCGGAACAAACGATTCCCTCTACGTCACTCGGGTCGACTCGGAAAACATTGTTCATTTTGAAGACAACACGAGCCGCGTCTCATCCCGTTTGATCGAGGGCGACTATCCCGACTATCGCCGGGTGATCCCCACCGACTACAGCAAAGCCGTGCACGTTGATACCGACCTCCTGATTGCCGCCCTCGAAGCCTGCGGCGTGGTCAGTGACGGCAAGACCTGCTGCGCGACCCTCACCACCGATAGAGACAAGCTGATTGTTACCGCCCTCGGTCCCCAGGGAGAGCTCAACTACTCCATCCCTTGCGGAGGAGACAGCGATCTAATCGTCTCCGTCAATGCCACCTACCTGATCCAGGCCATCAAGTCCCTCGGTGGCGAGGTGTTTATTAAATACGGCGAACCTAACAAGCCCCTGCTTATCATCCCCGTGGATCACGGCTACTGGACCGAGCGTCTCGAGGTTGTCATGCCGGTGCGGAAATGAAGTACAGGCTTGAAGGCGTGATATTTGAGGCGGCCAAAAAAAGTATAAAATAATTTCAGCAGGAGGTTGAGATGAGTAAAATAGAATGGACCGAGAAGACCTGGAACCCCATCACCGGTTGCGACCACATCTCTCCTGGTTGCGAAAACTGTTACGCCGAAAAGATGACAAAGCGTCTGAAGGCCATGGGGCAAGAGAAGTACTGCAATGGGTTTGACGTGACCTGTCATCCTGACGTTCTGGCTGAACCTTTGAAGCGACAAAAGCCGACTGTCTATTTCGTCAACTCAATGTCTGACACTTTCCACAAAAACGTGACGGACGATTTTATAGGTGAAATATATAACGTCATGTACGAGTGTTCTCAGCATATTTTCTTAGTGCTGACCAAGCGTGCTGATCGTATGGCTGATTTTGTGAAGATGTACGGGTTAAACACTATGGTCAACATCTATCACGGCGTCACTGTCTGCAACCAACAGGAAGCCGACGAAAAGATCCCGCACTTGCTCAAGGTTCCGGGTAAGAGGTTCCTGAGTATCGAGCCGATGCTAGGGGCGATCTCGCTGGCTGGCATAGATGCTGGAGTTTACCGCTCTTGGTTGGACACGAAAGCGTGGGTTTGCGGTATCCACCAAGTCCTCCTCGGCGGCGAGTCCGGCAAGAACGCTAGGCCGATACACCCTGATTGGGTTCGTGGTGTGCGCGATCAATGCTCTACTGCCGGCGTGCCATTCATGTTTAAGCAGTGGGGTGAGTTCTCGCCAATCTTTGACGGGACAAAACTCGCATTCACACCTGTCTCATCTGGTGCAGGTATGGACGAAAAATATCTAATGTATCGCGTCGGCAAAAAGAAAGCCGGCCGCATGCTCGACGGTAAACTCCATGATGAATTGATCTGGAACCAGGGGGCCCCATGAAACCACCATACGACCACATCACAGCAGTCTGTAATAACGACGGCGAGTTCCAGGTGGACCGAAAGCCAAAGACAGGCCAGAAATCCACCAGCGATCAACCGAACGATATCTGGCGCCAGGTGGTTTGCCCAACGTGTCGTATGTGGGCAAATGTCATCCTGGTCGAGGAAGTCAAAATATGACCACCCTCGACGCCGCCATCAACACCCGCGAAGCCGAACTGCGCGTCGCCTACGATGCCGCTTTCGAGTCCGCCCGCCAAAAACCGACAGTCGCCAACCGTCGCGAGCTCAAGAAAGCCGAGCGCGCCCTGGGAGATTTTCAGAAAGAGCGGGCCGAGGATTCTGGCGAGGCCGTCTACCGCAACATCCCAGAGATGGTTGCCGCCCTCGATGCCGACGGCTGGAAGATCTCCGACTCCACCGCCTACGAGCATCGCGACCAAGGCAAGCTGCGGTTGCGCTCCGACGGCTCGATCCCCGAGAGCACCGCCAGCGATTACGCCCGCCATCACCTACGCAAAAAGGATGGCACGCCTGGTAGCGTCGCCGGCGAAAGCCCCCAGGAGCAAAAGCTGCAGGAAGAGATCCTGCGGATCCGTGCCGATCGGCTGCAGCGTGAGCTCAAATACCGCGAATCCTCTGGAGAGCTTATCCCCCGCAACCAGGTAGAGATCGAGCTCGCCGAGCGTGCCAGCAACCTGCGCTCCTATCTCGACGCCGTCGCCCGCTCCTCGGCAGGCCGCATCATTAAAGTTGCCAACGGAGACCCCCAAAAATCCGCAGAGCTGATCACCTTTCTGCTCGGCATGTACCGCAAAGCAATGGACAACTACAGCCGCCCGATCAAGGGTTTTGAGGAAGAGGAGGAGATTTAAACAAATGACCCTCCCATCCCATAACACCTACACCTGGCTCCCCACCCCGCCGCCGCGCAAGTTCCGGCTGCTGCCTGGGGAGACAGCCGTGTTTCGTGCTGCGTCCGAGCAATCGGCCGCGCAGTGGGCTCAGGGAGAGCGTCACATTGAAGTCAGTCCCATGCCCGGCCCCTACGATGCTGACATTACGCCGTATGTCACTGGCCTGCTGGAACTCTACAGCCACGAGCACCTGCGCGAACTCTACCTAGCCGGCGGCTCGCAGAGCGCTAAAACCGATATCTTGCACACCACCTGGGGCTACGATGCCGTCACCGATCCCGGGCCGTCTTTGATTGTTATGCAGGATCGCAACGCAGGCGTCGAAACCCTGCAGGATCGCCTGGTGCCGATGATCGATGGCACGCCGTCGCTGCGTCGGCTCACCACCGGCAACCCCGACGACATCAGCAACCGCCGCATCCGTCTGCGCACCGGCATGGTCACTTACCTGGCCTGGGCGCAATCCGAAGGGCGGTTAGCCTCAAAGCCCTGCCGCTACGGCAAGTTTGACGAAGTCGATTTGTGGCCCGACAGCGCCTACAACAAAGCCGTCGCTCGCTTCCGTGCTTTTGAAGACTCCTATAAGCTCGTCGCCGCCTGCACATCCTCCACCGAGAGCGGCCGTATCTGGGCGCTGCGCACCCAGGCACAGACCCTGATCGACTTCTGGCCGATCTGCCCGCATTGCGGCGAAGCCCACATCATGGACGCCGCTTACATCCACTGGCAGGAGGGTGTTGTCGATCCCGCTCACCTGGCCGACAAGGGCAGCGCCTGGTATCTGTGCCCGCACTGCAACCAGTGCTGGGATGAAGAGGATCGCACCGAAGCCGTGCGCCTGGCCGCCGCTCAGCACAGCCCGCCGCACGTCTGGTATGGCTGGCGGCCACGCCCCAACGGCGTCGCGATCAACAAAGCTTCGCGGGTCTGGGCACATATCCCGCCACTGATCAGCCGCTTCGTGCCGTTCCATAAGATCGCCGCGGCGTATCTGTTGACTCTGGTCGAGCCGTCCGAAGCTAACCTGCGTTATTACTACAACGACTGCCTCGGCCTACCGGTACCAGAAGACGCCGAAGGCGAACTCACGGGCGAAAAAGAGCTTTACGGCCGGCGCTACATCTACGCACCCGAGGGCGCCGACTGGAAGATCCCCCTCGCCGCCTGCGTGATCACCGCCGATGCTGATGTGCAGCTCAACCGCATCGAGGTTGAGGCCGTCGCCTGGGGCGAGGGTCACCAGTGCTGGAGTATCGAATACCGTGTATTTTTTGGCGACACCAGCCAGGTCGACGTTTGGGATCAGCTCCACGACTGGGCACAGGAGAGCATCTATCGTCACGAGTCCGGCGCCGATCTGCCGATCATCCGCCTGGGCGTCGACCTCGGTTACCGTGCCGACATGGTCGCACTGTTCGTGCGCCGCTCGCGTCGCTATCTCGCCCACAAGGGCAGCAACATTCGCGGACTGCCGCTGGTGCCACGCAAGCCAAGCAAGTCCCGCAAATACAAAGTGCCGTTTTACGAGCTAGGCGTCGACACCGGCAAAGATTTGCTGATGTCATGGCTCACCGTTGTCCATCCAGGGCCCCGCTGTTGCCACTGGCACATGGATTACGATTTCGAGTACTTCCGCATGCTCTGCGCCGAGAGGCCACGCAAAGAGAAAAATCGCAAAACCGGCAAGATCGAAACCGTCTGGGCGCTGCGTGACGGCTTCCAGCGCAACGAGGCCCTGGACGTGCGCGTCGGTAACATGGCCGTACGCCAGATCCTCAACCCAAACTACGCCAAACTGGCAGGAAAGCTGCGCGCCCAAGTCGGGGAAAACGCCAGCGACAAGTCGGCTACAAATCCAACACTTACCGCAGAGACCCCACCACCAGGCTCGAAACGCCGGCGGCGTAAAACCGGAGGCGGCACGATCAGCCGCATGAAAAAGGAGTTGACATGAAAAAACAAACAAGGCTCTGCCCTTATTGTCTGGGTAGCGGCAACGATCCAAAAGACATCAGCAAGCCCTGCCCGGTCTGTAATGGCCGTAAGACCATCAACGAAACACTAAAGAGGTGATGTAATGAAAATTAAGAGGGCGCTGTTGCGATTTGATGAAGCTCAGGAGATTCTTGGCTGTTCCAAACGCCACATCTACGACCTGCTCGCCACCGGCAAACTGCGCGGGCATAATCCGACCAGCGCCCCCGGGACCCGCGGCACCAAGATCGTCGCCGCGTCTATTAGAGAGTATCTCTGTGCCGGAGAGATCGCCACCGACCGATGGACCGAATAATCAAGAAAAAAAAGCAACACCTTGTACGATTATGTGCATATGCGTGCATATGCGTGCAAATGGGCACCTGTTTTATTCTAAAAAGTCCTTCATACTCACCCGCATGGATTACCGGGAACCCTCAGAAGTCGCCGCCGGCGACACCATTACCTGGACGCGCATCCTCGCTGACTACTCCGCCGCCAACGGCTGGGTTTTAAAGTATGCGCTGCGGGGCCCCGCCGTGGTCGATCTCGAAAGCACGATCGATGGCGACGCCCACCTGGTTACCATCGCACCCGCAGACCTCACCGTAGCCGGGACCTATTCTGTCCAGGGGTACGTAGAAAAAGATCTGGTCCGCCACACCATCTACACCAACAGGATCAAAGTAACACCCAACCTGGTCACAGCCGACGCCAGCTACGACGGCCGCAGCCATGCCCAGCGTGTGATCGATGCTATCGAAGCGGTCATCGAAGGGCGGTCCACCCGCGATCAGCAGGAGATGTGGATCGACGGCGAAAAACTGGTCCGCACGCCATTCGAGGAGTTGATCCGGATCCGCGCCCGCTACCGCCACGAGATCAGCTCAGAAGCCGCACGTGAACGACGCCGCAATGGTCGGGGCAGCGGGTCTACCGTTAAATTCAGGCTTTAAGGGAAGCGCATGCTGAACTTTTTCCGCAAAATAACCGGGGCCGCCGGACTCGATGTTAAATCCGAGCAACTGCACGAAGTGGCCAGAACCGCCATCTTGCGCCGTCATCAATCGCCACGCCGCAGTTTCAAGGGTGCCGATGTCGATCGCCTGCAGTCCAATTGGAACCCGTCCGGGCAAAGCAACGACGCCTCAATCCGCATGGGCCTGCGCAAAATGCGTCTGCGCTCACGCGAGTTGTACTACAACAACGAATACGCCAAGCATTTCTGCCGGCTGCTTAAAAACAACGTGGTCGGTGCTGGCATCCGTCTGCAGGCCAAAACCAAGGACCCCGACGGCACCATCGATCGCGCAGCCAACCACCTCCTCGAAGATGGATGGAAGAGATGGGGCAAGCGTGGCGTCTGCGACGTGACTGGCAAACTCTCATTTGTTGACGTGCTGCGGCTATGTGTGGAAACAGCCGCTCGCGATGGTGAGCTGCTGGTGCGCAAGGTGCGCGGTTATCGCAATAAGTTTGGCTTCGCCTTGCAGCTGATCGAAGCCGACCACCTCGACGAAAACCTGAACGGGCAGCTGCCAGGCGGCAACATCATCCGCATGGGGATCGAGTTCGACAGCTGGGATCGTCCGGTCGCTTACCATGTGCTGCGCACTCACCCCGGCGATTACATCTATGGTCACCAGCGCGGCAGCCAGCACGAACGCATCCCGGCCAGTGATATCATCCACCTGCACCTGCCCGAGTTTGTTCGCCAGAGCCGTGGGGTGCCGTGGCTGCATGCCGCCATGGCTCGCCTGAAAAAGATGGATTCTTACGAGTGGTCCGAGCTGGTCGCCTCAAATCTTTCTGCCAACAAAATGGCTTTTTATGAAGCTGATCCAGACGCCGATCCGTCCTGGTTTGATTCCGAGGATGATGAAGGTGAATTTATCGAGGAATCCGAAGCCGGCACCTTCGGCGTGGTTCCAATGGGTTACCGCCTTAAAGAGTTTGATCCGCAGCACCCGGCTGGAAATTTCGATCCATTCATGAAGCGCATGATGCGCGGCTTTTCTTCCGGCGCCGGGCTCAGCTATGTCTCGCTGGGCAACGATTTGTCCGAGGTCAATTTTTCGTCTATTCGTTTTGGCACCGAAGAAGATCGCGACTTTTACAAGGCTCTGCAAAACTGGATGGTCGAGTGGTTGTGTGAGGAAGTCTACGCCGAGTGGCTGCCGTCCGCCATGCTCAGCGGCCAGGTCGCCCTACCATTTTCCAAGATCGACAAGTTCCGTTCAGTTGTCTGGCGCCCACGGCGCTGGGGTTATATCAACCCGATTCAAGACGCCACCTCAAAGGATCGGCAGCTCAAATACGGCGGGCT